TTAGCCGTTAAGGTCTAATTCATTCCTAAGCGTCTCAACCACTTTGCCGTTGTTGGCGCATTTTTCGTTCACACAGGACAGTTCTATCACCCTGTAAAGCTTTGTCTCTTCATTGGGTGTGTCATCGTTCTCTGTCTCAAAGTGTGAGCCTGTTATTCTCATTTCAAGATTACATAAGGGGCATTTCATGCTTATTTCCTTCCGTAAATCACGTCTTGCTGTCTGTGTAGTCTCTCTGCGTAGTCGTTTGCTTCAGGCACCGTATTGAATTTCCCTAAATACTCGCCTGTTCTGTAGTATCTGTCTATTGCCTGTTGGTCTGTCAGCAATGCTGGCTTGCCGTTCTGATAAGCTATAGTCGGTACAAGGATTTCACCTGTGCCGTCATTAAAGCTCATGCTCCGCACCGTGCTTACGCTTCCGTCAGGATTCATATACTGAGGGCGGTTGAACAGGTCGATGTTTCCCTGTCCGAACTGTCCTATGCCGAAAAAAGCGGCGTTTCTGTTCATAAGATGAGGAACCATTTTACATCACTCCTTGTAAACTCGGGGTCTCAGGTACGGGCAACTGACCTTCCAAAGGTGCTTCCTGTGGCGGTAATTGCTGTGCCATCTGAGCCTGTTGCATCTGTTCTTCCTGTTTTCTAAGTTCAAGCTGTCTTAAGACTTCTCCGGCATTCGGATAATTGTTCTTTTCCTTGAACTTCCAATACAGGAGCATTGTGTTTATGTCGCCTAACACGCCAAAAGCTCCACTCTGAAGCATGATGTCTGCCTGATTCCACATGGCTTCTCTGTTTGCCATAAGCGTTGACGTGGGATCGGTCTCAAAGATAAACTCATCATTCCAATACCATTCACCATTGGCGTCCTGTTTAAGGAAATCTGACTTTTCCATGATCTCGTAAATCTGCTCACCGTCCTTGCCTTCCCTTGTGATGGGTGTCGCATCATCGGCATAGGCAAGCCAAAACTTGAACATCAATTCATAAAGAGAAGCATAGGAGTCGTTCTTCAAAACTCTCTTTGATTCCAAACGACCTGCAACCTGATTTATGGAATACTGCTTTGCTGTACCTGATAAAGCCGAACTGTCGTATTTGCCCTGGTAAGCATCTGAAATTCCCAAAACGGACTTTGCATAGTCGTATTCAAGAGACATAAGCTGTATATCCTGTTGGATATTAGCCTGTACATTTATCACGTCGATTAAAGCCTTGTCTGCCGGATTATCTATCCTGACGATCTTTAGCTCCTTGTCTGTGGTCTCTATCTTCACAGAATCGGGAAGGGTGACAATGGAACCGCCTTTTAAGGTTTTCTCAGCCGCTTTAGAGCCGAGCTTCTTTATCATTTCCTGTTGGTCTTTGATGATCTCTACGTCGGAATAGCCAAGGAAGGAATTTTCTCTTGTGATGTTTCGTCTGAGGATAATAGGAAACTCATTAGGCTTGTAGCACTCAATTTCTATTTCCTCTGTACCCATCTTCTGCTGTTCCACGAACTGCCCCGTTAAGGGGTCTAAAACCATTTCTATTTCAAGTTTGGGTATTTCTATGGTCTGAGTTTCATCTTCGGTCTTTTCAAAGGATTTCGAGCCACAGACAGGACATTCTTTGGTGTCATCGTCCACTACCTCGCCACACTTCTTACATTTACGGGTCATTCTTGCCTGATAGTCGTCAAGGTCTTCCAAAACGTAGTCATCACACCACACATAACGTCCGATTTTACCTTTGTTCCTGTAATAAACGGTGTTTATAGTGATGATGTCCTCTACTGTGGAAGCGGATTCACCTCTGAGTTCTCTATAGTCTTCAGATGCAGAAGATACGTCTACTCCGTACTTCTTTTTCACAAATTCCTTTGTCTGAGGGGTTAGAACGAAGATGTAATCCATCTTCTTGATCTCTGTCACACCTGGCTGAGGAATGACCTGACGTGGATGTCTTTCTGAAACGATGACATCACCTATGGATGAATGCGTTCCGACGGTGTTATCCCACTCTACAAGCATGAAATCACCGCCCTGAACGGGTACGATCCTCTCGATTTTGTCATTCATGACATGGAATTTCTGCTTTTTCATCTTGTCAATAAGGATCTGCTCTATCTTCTGAGCCAATTCCTCATCTTCTTTATGCAAAGCGGTCACTTTCGGAACGGGCACAGAGGGGTCAACCTGTGATTCTATCAGTTCATAGACGATATTTCGCACGTTGACAGCCTCTTTCGGTGCTTCAACGTCTTTCGTATAGACTGTACGAGTGCCTTCATACAGCTTTTCGTGACGGTTGATGTCATCAAGCACCGAGGAGTAGGCTATCCGTGCGCTTTCAAGTTTGTCTCTCCACTTATCAAGTTTCTTGTCCTGTTCAGTCGGCATGATTTTCCTCTGTATCTTCTTCCAAGTGAGCATATTTCCTCAAAATGTAGTCCTTTTCTTCTCTGTTGGCGTGATCCATATCTTCCAAAAACGACGGATGAAGGCTTTTCATGGCCTTTTTTCTGTCGATGTAGGGGTTCTTTATGTAGTAAATGCAGAAGCATCGTAAACTGTCGGGATCGTGGGTCAGCTCATGCGGTTTTTTGGCGTAGACATTAGGCTTTCTTTTGTCTTTCTGTATCTTCTGAAGATTCCTGTACAGATTCGGGGCCTGTCCGTCCAAAAACGTCAGTTTGGCTTTCTTTCCCTTTGGCAAGAGCCATTGTTTCATGGAAGCACATCCGGCTTCAAAGTCGTTTGAGGTCTTTGTCAGGTTCAGACCGCATTCGGAAAAGATGATCGCCCTTGATTTTCCGCTAAGTTGCTCTCGATTCCACAAATCGGGCGGTGCCAAGTACATTGTGACGTGTTCGCCCTCACTCAGATCAAGAATGATCGCAGCTGCTTCGCCTATCGTTAGATTCGGTGCGTCATATTCTCTGTAGACCTGTGCTTCACCTCTTTGGTTCACATGAACCCAATGAGCAGAAAGCATATCCAAACCGTAGTCCAAACAGCAGTAATTCCGCATAAGGCCTGTCATTTCCTGTGTGTCGATGTGAGATTCACGTCTGACTTCAGGAAAGAACGCTCCGCCTGGTACTTCCAAGGCTTCTTCAACGGTTGCAGGATATTCCTGTGTCATCTTGTCGCCCATTGCAAGTTTTGTTTCCTCATACCATTCAGGAGTCCTCTTAGGGTCTGCGTTCCACGGTATGAAGATTTTATTGAACTTGTTGTCAGGGTCTGTGAAAAGGGTTTCAAAGAACGATCCACGCTCTATGGTTGACAAGCAGATGACTCTACCGCCATTAGGTCGGTTGATCGTCGGAAATCCTGCGGTGTAAATCTCTTCAGCGAACTGCTGGAATGCCATTTCGTCAAATATGATTAAATTGGCTGTGAACGAACGTCCGGCATTTGCCGAAGACGGAAAACCTTTGAAGATGGAATCGGGTTTGTTGGGATAATGGATTGTGCATTCCAAAGCCGTGTTCTCAAATACTGCGTCCTTCCAGCCCTGTTCCTCGTGGCCTTTCTCATTGAACAACCCTTTACAGTACCTAAGCATCATCACCAAACGTCGGACTAATTCCTTCGCTTCGTCCTCTGTCCTTGACAATGCCACCACCGTTGAGCCAGGCTTTAGCATCTGATGAAGAGCTATGTGCAGAACGAGCCATGTGATCCCTAACTGCCTTGCCTTTAAAATGATGTTCAGCTTGTTCTCCAAGATGGATTTAAGAGCTTCCCTCTGTGCAGGCCACATCTTAAACGGCTGTACCAATTCCTCTGCGTCCTTGTCCTCTATATGACCGTAGTTGTCTATAAAGTATTCGGGGTTCTCATAGCAGTAATTTATTTCGTTTTCCCTGAGTTCACTTATAGTAGCCACACTTTAAAGTTAACATAAATTTGAATTATGTCAAATTATTATGTAGCCTTTTTAGACATTTTCTCCCCTATTTTCAATATTTTTTGTGGTTTACACCTAATTATGCCTGTGATACAATGATCTTAGCCAATTTTTTCATTGGACTCCCCTCGATCTGAGATCCCGATTTTCCCCGTCGGGGTCTCTTTGTATAAGTTGCACAAAACGGTCTCGTATTTCCCCGAGAATATATTTCACCTCTTTATGCAAGTTGCACAACGGAATTTTTAATAAGAATTGTCTTTAGATATGTCAGCCATGCGTGCTACGTCCTATTTTCCCTCAGATAATATTATGTAACCCTGACTTGACTTTCTACTCAGATATGTTATACTTAAGATGCTCAGAACGGATAGCTATACAGGCTTACTCCTCTATTTTCCGTGAAAAAGAAAATGTCTGTAGATATCATCCGTTGTTGAGCAGAAATGTTCATGGCAAATACCTTTCGGAAAAGACATCGTACAGGTACACGGTGTCTTTTTTTGCGCTGATCTACGTCTTCCTATTCTATATGCGCCTATATAAGCTTTATACGCTGTCAGGATATGCTTTCTCTGTTTTGGACACCCTTGAAAAAAATTATAAAATTTTGGAGCGGACACCCCCTTTCGCACAAAAACACACCCCGGTCTTTTGGGGGTAGGGGGTATACCTGGTATGATCCAGTACAGTAGTAGGTCTCATAAGGATCTTATGTCAACTACCAATAAAAAATACAGGGTATGAATAGCCCTCAATACAGCATGGTTGACACGTTTTCGGGTTTTCGAAACTGTTCGTCAAAGACGTATTTAACGAATAGTTATACATAGTAGTGTAAGTTAGTATACTATACCTGGGATCGACATTGTATTTCTTGTCGGACATTGCAAAACTTGTTTTCCCTTTTGTGCTGTCTTGTATGCCTTTTGTATTTGATTTTGATTTTGCCTTTTGTATTTGTGTTTGGAATGCCTTTTGTATTTCCTCATTATCAGGCTGCCGACCTGGCGATGCTTCCATATATGAAAAAACACGAGCCGTATTTTGAACCCGTGTAATATCCTGTTATATCCTTTTATCCGTCTTTTATAATTCCGTGTAGCTTCCGTCTATAACTTCCGATGTTTCGATGCCTAATCTATTAGCTATTCTGTTTAATAAGGTGTGATCACTTTCATTGATTATGTTTATATCAGTTTCTGTTTTGGTGATCGGCTTGTCTCCAGCGCTATCCCTTACGGTTTCAAATGCTTTAACAGATCCCTTTAGACTTTGGTCTATCATCTTTATATACATAACATCGTAAATAGACAAGTCAAGTTTGGCGGCCTTCTCTTTTAATGCTTCATTGTCTATACAACTTGTGAGATCCTTACCCTCTATTTTTAAGATCGCCTCAGCCACTTCTTTAATAGTTTTTCTTTTTTGGGCGGCTAAAGTACGGGCGGCGGAAGCCTTCTCTATTATAGCCCGTTTTTCTTCAGGGCTTCTTTTATTTAATGGTATGAGGTTTTTTTTACCCTGTTCAATGGATTTTTCCGAAACTTTTTTCCTACTCATGATTACATGATACCACAAAAAGCCCGTAAAATCAAATGTTTGAGGGCTGTTAAAATTTTTTTAAAAAAAGTGTTGACAGATTTTCTGTATAGGTGTATAACTATACTTGCAAGGGCGATACAAGCCCACAACCAAAACACCAAAACACGAAAGGAAGGTAAACACAATGGAAAACATCAAGACTACAACAAAGTTAGGACAGGCTATAACAAAGGATCACGAGCGAAAGGGTTACGGTACTATCGAACAGGCATACGGAAGGCCTTCAGGCCGCAAAGTTAGAGCTTATAACGACATATGGTTCAGGGCTAAGAATACTGCCGGATATAACGACGACCTAAGGGTTATAAGCCGCAACTCCAATTTTTTCAGCACTATATACAGTTATACGGTTGACGGCATAACTACCATAGTGAAGGATACGCCAGCGCATATATATAGCGTAACGCTTAACTAAATATCGAAAGGCGGCGACAGCCGCCGATCTAATGTAGCCACATTGACTTGTGAAGGTCGCAAGCCCTTAAAATACAGAGCGGATCAAAAAAAACAACCAAAAACCAAAAACACAATGAAAGGAAGGTACAAAAACATGAAGACAACTGTAAACACAAACGAAGAGTACAAAGGTATTGAGATCTATTTTGAGGGCTTCCCTTATGGTAAGACCAGGGCGATCCTGAAGGTTAACGGCTTCAGGTGGCATAACGGCAAGCGCTGTTGGTATGCAAAGGACACTAACGAGCGAAGGAAAATAGCTTTACAGGTCGCAAAACGTGAGGAAAAACACGAGCTTGAAAGGCCTGAGGAAGTAAAGGCCGATACCGTAACGGCTGAGGAAGTAACGGAAACGGCTACAACATACCGCTATGGTATGAGGGTAAGAGGCTTTTCAATAGGCTGTCAACCGATGAATGGATTTATTGAAAGGTTAGACGATACGACAGGCAAGTATTACGACATTTTGGTATATGATCGCCCTTTAAAGGATTACGAGGTAAGCCACTTTTCACTTGACTATATCGAAAGCTCTGAAGCCGTAACCGATGAGCCGGAAGCGGCTGAGGAAGTGAAAACAGAGGAAGCGGCTGAGGAAGCCACAAAAGAGCCTGTAAACAGTTTAGGCGTAGTTATACAGGATAAGCCCAAAAAGGCCAAGAGGACAGCTACACAAAAGGCCTTTGAAAGCCTCAAAAAGTCGGGATCTCACCTTACAAAGTGGAATGGAGTATTTGAGGGTACTGTATACAGTTGTAACGGCTATACGCTGATGATTACAACCGAAACGATAGAGGAAGCCGAAACTATCGAAAGGGCTGATGTTGACCGTATGGAAAGCATGAAAAAAGCCACTAAGGAAGCGGCTGAGAAGGTTTACAAGCTGGATTTTACCACTAAGGAATTGAAGGCGGCTATATCCCAGCTTAAAGCTGGCAAGCGCAAGGCGACAGTAGCCTATGTATTTGAGGAAGGCGGCCTGATGATAAATGCAAGCTTTTTACTTCAGGCAATGGAAGTAACGGGATCTAATACGGTTATGTGGAATACAGAAAAAAGCCCTGTATACATGGAAAACGAGACAACATTTATCATGGTATGCCCTGTTAATAACAGTAACAAGCTTTCAAAAGGGCTTCACCTGATCTAACGGTAACAAGGCCAGGCGGCCGCCTTGAAGAGCCGCCAAACAACCTAAAAACACTATATATTACATGAAAGGAAGGTAAAAAAATTATGTCAAAAATGGAGTATGCAAAGGAAGTAGCAAAGGAAGTTAACGGAGTAGCTAAGGAAGTAGAGAAGAATAACGGCGTGAAGGTTATCGGCGTAGAGGTTAACACGGGATCTAATGTAAGGCCTATGGTCTACATTGATGAAATGTACGATAGAGGGCTGACAGTATACGAGGCCGCTGATAAGGTCGCAACCATAGCGCAAACATACGCAAAAGATGAGCTTGATATTTCATGGATCGCTGATTTTGAGAAGGTAAGACCTATGTTAAGGGCGAGGCTGTTAAACAAGGCCACAAGTGCTGAGGTATTCAAACAAGCTGGCGGCGTTTTCAATGATCTAATCATAGTGCCTTATATCGACGGAGTATGCGAAAACGGCTCTATCAAGGTAAGACAGGAAATGCTGAAGGTATGGAAGGTTACGGCTGAGGAAGTTATAAGCCAGGCTGAAGAAAACAGCCGGAAAGAGGCTAAAATGCAGTCAATGTCTGAGATTATGGCTGAAATGGGCTATCCGCTTGTATGTGACGATATGCCGCCGATGATCGTTATAAGCAATGAGAAAGGATGTTACGGGGCTTATTCAATACTTGCAATGCTTGACCAGCTTAAGACCTTGTTTCCTGAAGGGTTCGCTGTCCTTCCCTCATCTGTCCATGAGGTGATTATAGTAAACGCTGAAGATCCTGTATACCTTGACAGCATGGTATCAGACGTAAACGACAAGGAAGTAGACCCTAACGAACAGCTTTCAGGTCACGCTTACTTAGTAGCTTAATCAATACAGAGCTGAGCTAACGGCTATACGGGCAGGAAAGAGGACATAATGAGCGATACAGATAGAGCGGTATTAAGGCAGAAGTTAGCAACAAGGATTTTCAACTATGTAGATCCCTGGGATAGAGATTATGAGACAGTAGACGATATCACAAACGACATAGCAAACGATCCCGAGGCTGTAATTGAATACCTGATGGACTTATTAGAGGGATGAGGTGATAGCATGGATTACAAAAAACTGATGAAGGACTTAGCAAAGTACAATATAGAGCTTGAAAAGCTTAATGATCGCATTGATGAGATTAAGGAGCAGCTCAAAAGCTACATGATAGCTGAAAATATCGACACATTATTAAGTGACGAGCATAAAGCTACATACAAAGAAGTAGCAAGCAGCCGGATCGACACAACAGCATTAAGAACAGAGTTTCCGTTAGTCGTAGCAATGTTTGAGAAAGAACAAAAAACCATGAGATTTAATTTTTCATAGGGTTCAGGGCTGTCCTATCAGGCCATACGGGGAGAAAGGAAGCAATATGGATTATTACGATGGTTATTATACAAGACACTTAGAGGAAGCAAAACAGAAGATACAGGCCGATATAAACTACTTCAAGTTCCTCGTATCGAATTATGGCAAATTATACCCTGTATTTGAGGCTTTTGATGGTAAGGTCTACAACAAGCATTTTAACGAGGCTATATCTGATCTAACTGATGATGATGTCAGATACTCAAGCTACGACAGCGGCAAATGGTTTTATATCTATGTTTACAAGAGGAATAACCCCAACTATAACAGACCGAGCCTGTTATGTGTTCCAAGTTGCGCTGGCGACCGTTTTGAGGACTTCTTTAGTCGTCAGGACAGTATCTTCTCAGAAAACAAAAGGATCATAGCCGAGAAAGGCATAGCCCAACTTGACGCAAGGAAGGCAAAGCATGAAGAGAAAATAGCTGAGTACGAGAAGTATTTAGCAGAGTCAGACAACATAATCGCCCAGGTCGAGTATTTCAATGGCCTTTTGGCGGCGATCACCAAGCCGATCCCGTATGAAATACAGACCTATTTGAAGCTTCATTGATACAGAGCTGTCCTAACGGCTAAACGGGGAGAAACGAGGCTAATATGGAACAGATGTCAATATTTGACTTTATGGAGATAGAGAAGACCTCAGACCTTGACGCAATGAGTGAGGCTGACATGGTACAGGCTGTTAAGGAAGCCACAGGCATTGATTTTAAGTTTAAAGACGACTTATGGGGCTATGTGGCTAATATAGGCAAAGTACAGTTTGAAGTGAAATACAGTAACTATTCAATAGACGATCATAGACGGTTTATATCTGTCGGATATGGCACAAAGACAAGCGGAGTCAGTGGCCCTTGCGATTCTCTTCAGGAAGCGATACAATTCTTCAAAAGAGCGCTTGAAAGGATGGAAGGGTGAGACAATGGCTAAAAAAATGAGCGATGCTTTACTGAGGGCGCAATACAAGTATAACGCCACTCATACAACCGGAATACACTTAAAGTTGAACAACAAGACAGATGCAGACATTATTGAAAAGCTGGATCAGGTGGAAGGTAAACAGACATACATAAAACAGCTAATCAGAGACGACATAGAAAGGGGTAAAAATGAATAATTCAGAGTATAACAGCTTACCGCAAGAGATGTTATGACCTTCAGGCTTGCATGATATCAGCAAATATTATATAATCGAATATACCTTGAAAGACCTTTCTTTCAGTAGGTGTTTTTGGTTGTGGCGTGGAGAGATCCACGCCTTTTTTGACAAAATCCCCTGGATATGCTATAAAAAAACCAATAATATGAAACAATTATGAAGAAGGGCGTGGAATCCATTTCAAATCCATGCCCTTCTCGCTGTCAATTTATAGCCTATTTCCTTTTCAAAATCCCTTCGTGATGATTTCCTCACCTAACGCCCTAAATGGTCTAAAATCGAAAAATACGAGGTCATCTTTGGTCGTTCTTCTTTTTCTTCAGCCATTCAGCGTAATCCTGTAAAATACGCATCCTGAAAGCCTCAAAGATACTTAAATTGTGCTTGCTGCACCAGCGATCAACGTATTCTTTAAAGTCGGGATCGTTTTTGTAAAGATCGTATAATTCATCTGTGTTGGTCATTCCCTGTCTCCCTTCGTGTATTTGCTATGAGAATATCTCTTATTTATAGGCTTAAAGAGAATATCCTCTGTTTTCCAACCCCGCCTTAC